GTTAAGTTCAGAACGTAATGTATTAACTGCTTCATAAGTTTCAGCTAATTCATCTTGAAGTTCTTTGATTTCATGTTTGTAAGCTGTGTCTTCTTTGGTTTTTGCTACTGCATCACCTTTTGAAGAATGACGTTCAGCTTTTTTAGAATCTTTTTTAAGTTCAAATAAAATTTCTTCTAAATCCATTTCTTCATTTTCTTCTTCTTCATTTTCTTCGCCTTCGCCTTCATGTCCAGCTTCGATTTCTCCGGCTGATACCATGTCTTCGATTACACCTTCAATGAATTTCTTAAGATCTTCTTCAGTCATGTTTTCTAAATCAATTTCTTCTTCTTCACCTTCTTCTTCTTCAGTTTCTTCTTCTTCAGCTTCTTCAGCTTCATAAAGAGATTCTTCTGTAGATTCTTCAAGTTCTAATTCAGCTAATAATTCATCAAGATTAATCTCATCAATACCAGATGATTTAGAATTAGCTTTTAAAGCATCTTCTCTGTCCATTCCGGTTTCATCTGAAGAATACTCTTCAATCTCTGCTTCTTCAATTCCCATATCATTATCTTTTTCCATGTAAGCTTCATTTTCCATGTATTCTTCATCTACAGAATCCATTTCGTTTAATTTAGCCGCTAACATTTCTTTCAAATGTGGTGTGAAGGATTCTTCAAGAGCTGCTTTTGCGTTAGCAATAGCTGTTTCTTTAATAGTTTTTGCATCGGCAATAGCCTCTTTTAGCAAATTTCTGTTTGTTGTCATTGTTTTTTTTACCTCAAAATTAGTTTGTGGAATACGTTTATTTACAGTAACGTAATAGGGGGTGGTTGTTATTTGATGCTGTATAGGGGATGTTGAACAGCATATTCAAATATAAATATATAACAGAATGTCAAAATCGCAAAGGAAAAAAGAAAATCTAAACTCGGTAGCGACACTTTGTTTAGATTTCTGTTACTGTTGTAACTATCCCGGTCCTAAGTCCAGATCTTTAGTAAATACTACAAACGCCTGTTTGAGCGCAAAGTATTTCTGTTATAATTGAGTCTATTTTATTGTATTTATTTGTTGTTAGATTTAAACTTTCATTCATCATTGTTGGACGCATGTATGAACCTGGATTTGATGGTTGTGAAACAAAATCCCAACATAATAATTCGAAGTCATCTTGAACTTCCATGGTTTCACCTATTTCTTTTAAACTACCCATACCACGAGTTGAAACACCAACAGAAATATTATTTTCAATTAATGCTTTCAATATGTTACCTGATGGAGTTGGTAATATTTCTATTTGACCTAATACATGATCACCATCCCACCATATTTTTCTGATGTTATGAGATACATTTTTAAGATTTATAATAGATGAATCTGGATGGTCTAATTCTCCTAGCGCTCGGTTTTCTCTAACACTTTCCATGTATTTACTTATTTCTCTTTCCCATAATTCTTTAGGATAGTATCTACCATTACCGTTTTTAACTTCTGCTGTGGTTAATATACCTTGAACTATAGGATTACCAACAGGAGATTTTGTACCTTCAGTAATTGCTGTTGGTGATACTTTAAACAGTTGGGTTTCTATTAGTATCATTAGTTTTTAGGTTTAATAGTTTTTGGTTTACCAGGAGTAGCCATTTTTTGAACACCTTTAGATGATTTCGCTGTTGAAGTCATTTGGTCTACTTTTTTAGGCATACCTTTTTTATTTTCAGTTTTACCATCTTTAACATTAGCCTTTATCTTATCTTTAGATACAGGTGCCATTTGGTCTGATTTAGATGGTCTATAACCAGGTATATCATTTGTATATCCTAAATCTTTAACACCAAACATAGCATTTTTGGTATACCATATTGGATCTTTAGTTAAGTTTTTAAGTACTATATTTTTAATTTCTTCAACTGTTTTATCAGTGTTTTTTGAATTTTCCATTTCAAATTGAACACCTCTAATTAACTGATCAAATATAACGTTATCTGCTTTTTTAGTATCAGCGTTATTATATTTTTTATCATATTTAGTTTCTACTTCTTTAGCTACTTTAGTTGATTTTGATTTAACATCAACTTCTTGACTTGAAGGAGTATATGTTTTAGCTTCATTCATAGAACTAAATGCTTTTTCATAAGCATCATCATTAGATCTATCCATGTCATCATAATTATATGGAGCTTGATCCCATTCTTGACCTACAAAAGAATTAACATCTTCAGCATCACCACCATATATACCTTCTAAATTACCACCTGATATTAATATTTTGTATCCATCATCTAAAGTTACAGTATAGTTTCCTCCACCAAAATATATTACAGATTTAATTATTGGCAAAGATTTATTTTCTTTATTAATACTTTCATTCTCCCAATTACTTGCTTTATCATATTCATTAAGATTTTCATTGAATATCTGAAACCAATCAGGTTGTTTGTTACTAGCATTAGCTATACCCCAAATGTTTTCAGTGATAACACTACGTTGTTTTAAAATTTTAACTGAATCTTCATATCCATAATGATTAGGAATCATATTTGGAAATAATTTTTTAGCGTGTTTAAGAAATACATCTTTAGCGCCTTTACCTTCATTGATTTGAGTATATTGATCTTGTAATGTCATTATATTTTGTTTTTAATTTCGTTATACATTGTTGATAAACTAATAGATTTTTTACGTTCACTCATTTGCTCTAACTCTCGTTTAGTACTAACTATTTCCGCAGTAAAATCGCTTATATCAGCAGATATTGCATCTATAATACCAGGATCTGATTCTGCTTTATGAACTAAAGCTCTAATCTCTAATTCGAGATTTTTTACTTTTGTTTTAAGGTCTCTTAGTTTTTGTCTATTATTCATGTTTATAAATATATTATTTATAGGTACTACCCCATAAATCTTTGTAATCTATTGCTTTTGATGCTTTAGCTTGTTTTTTACGATCAACAGGTTTGAATCCAAATGCTTTAACGTAATAATTATCTTTAACTCCATGTTCTGTAGCTTTAGGACCGGGTCCTAAATTTCCTGTTCCGTATGGAGTTTTGTTTTCTGTTTTTACTTTTTTAAATGCAAATGGTGTTGCATAATTCATTCCTACACTTGCACTAAAAGCTGCTCCTGCTCCTCCTCCACCTGTACTAGACATTTCTTTTAGGATTTTCTTAATAGTATCTTTTAGTTCTGTGTGTTTCATGTTATTTTATTACCATTTAAAATCACTTAATCCATTAACTCTTGTAGCATGTCCCGCACCCCAAGAACTAATTTTTAATTGTTTGCCACCATCAATAAAATCTATATCTAATGGTCTATTTGCTCCGCTATCTACTTCAGGTGATGAAATAACTACAGTAAGTCGACCGCCAAAAGCTTCTGATGGGTCAGCATTTTTATAATTAGGCTGCCAATTCCAATATTTAACAGAGTATTTAGATATTATATATCTTTTACCATCAGCAAGTACTTTATATACAGCTGATGAATATGTGTTATCATTATCTGGTAATTGATATCCTAGATATATGCTACTCGCCCAAGGATCATCTCCCGACTGCGCCCATATCATAACTTGTTGATTATCACTTCTGCATTTATCTGTAAATTTCCAATATCCAATCCAAGGTGCGTCATTCCTAGCTACTGCTGAATCAGCTAATTCCATTTTAACACCAGGTTTCATGATTTGTTGCTTATATTGAGTCGTATCTCCTTTTGTAGTTTTAGGTTTAGGTGTATATTTTCCTAATCCTGCTAATACGCTATTCATAGTAACAGTTTTACCTGTTGTATTTAAAAAGTCAACAGGCGCAACATTTTCTTCTTCTCCTGACGGTATTTCTGTTTGAGCATTGTTAGGTCTAAGATCTGAATCATTTGGTTTTGTACAAGAAACTAATCCTGATGCTAAAATAGTACAAACAATTCCGACCATTAATTTATCTTTCAATCCTTCATCCATCACTTTAATATTACCACTTTCATCTTGACCCATAGTGATAGTTTTTTCTTCGCCATTATGACCCTTACGTTTATCAATTATCTTAACATCTACTGGTCCTTTATTACCAGTGATGTAAGGCTTCATTGATTTTCTAAGTTGTGTTAATATATCATCTTCAGGCATTTCTTCAATTTCCTTTAATGCTTTACGAATTTCTTCTCTAATAAGTTTTCTTAATTTGTTTTCCATTATTTAACAATTTTTAGTTCTTCAACTAGTGAATAATATTGTAACAAATTAACTATATCATCATTTGATATTTTAGATGACTTATCTATTTCAGTAATTAAAGATATTACTTCATTAAGTTTAATTTTAGTAACTTTATTTGGAGTTAATTTATTTAGTTCAGTTAATTGAACTTTAACGTCTTTTACTTTAGCATTATAAAATTCTCTTAAACGAGTATTATTATCTACAGCATTGATGAATTCTCTTAAAACTAATTTTTGGTTATCATTTAATGAACCATATTTACCATTAAATTTCTCTAATAATACTTGGTATGTTAATATACGTAAGTCTTTATCGTATTTTTTAAATTCTTCAAGAACATTTTCTCTAACTTCAGTTTCAGTAATAGGTTGAGTAGTTAATGTTTCTAATAAAGTCATTTTATTAGATATGATCTGATTTGGATCAACAAGGTCTTGTGTATTATATATCTCTATTAATGTATAAAGAGATGCTTGTGACTTATAATTTGGAAGTTTCGATTTAAAAAACTCTTCTAAATTGTAGTGTTTTTTAATTTCGTTAATTAAATTATATTTTTCTTTTTTTAAAGCAGTTCTATTAAGTCTTCTAGATGATTTCAATACCTCTTCGATAATGATATTAGCTTTAGTTTCACTTAATTGTGTACTTTTAAATAAAGTATCATACAATTTATATTCTCTACCTAGTTCTGATTTAACAAAGTACTTTTTAAGAATATCTACTGCCGGTGAATCTTTACTTGATAACGTGTCATTAGTTATTTGTCTAACTAATAGTTCAAATAATATTCCGGAGTTTTTGAATTTATTGTGTTTAATGTTACTCATCAATAAGTAAGTTTTGTTATAAATATATAAAAATTGTTAGTCTTTGATTAAATCTTCATTTAGGTATGTACCAGCATTTTTTTCTTCTTCAAATACAAGTTTCTTTTTCATACCTTCTAATAATTGTTTATTTTTTAGGTATGTTACTTTTGAACCTTCTAATGCTAATGGTGAACCACCTTTATAATTAGTACGACCTTGTGTTGGTTGGTCATCTGTTTTCATGTCATCTACACCTAATCTATCTCTTCCTAATGCGTTATTTTGAGTATTTATATTACTTACTTTTTCTTTTGGACGACCTAAAGTTGATTTTTCATCATATCCTTCAGGTGTAGTGCCATGATTTTTCATATTACCATATAAATAAGCTAAATCATGTGGTGTACCATATGATTGACCTGTTTCAAATGGATCGTTACCTTCTTCTTTAATTTGACTTATTCTAAATCCACGTTTAGCATCTTCTCTGATTAAATCTCTATATTCACCATATTCATTATCACTCATATGGAATATATTATCATAAATCCAATCAGTAGGTAATAAATTAGCATCCATAATGTTTTTAGCTAAATCAACTTTTTCCTTCATTAAAGCAATACGTTCTTGATCGTATATAATTGATGGAGTTGTTAAACTTAATTCAAAATTAACTAATGATTCGTCATCATATCCTTGAGTATATAAATGAATTATTGCTATTTTATATAATTCTGATACTATAATACGTTGTAGACGCTCAATTGTACGAGCAAAACGAATATCTTCAGCTGCTAATGTTGCTTTACCAGTTAAGTCTTTTTCATAACCCATAAATGCTTTAGGTACTTTTAAAGCAGCAAATAATTTATCTCTTAAATATTCTACGTCTTTAATACCATCATATTCTAATCCTTTAGTAGTATCAATTTTTGTTGTTTGATCATTACCACGAACTGGAATATAAAAATCTTCTAACATGTTTTGCATGTTATATTTTAAGTTATAATCTCCAGTTGCTGGATCCATATATGGAGTACGTTTCATTGTATTAACAGTTTTTTGCATAAATGCTTCTACTTCTGTAGGTGCAATACCAGCAACATTAATGTAAAATACACGTTTTTCAGGCGCTCTAACAATACGATGAATCAACATCGCATCTTCCATTAAAGCATATTGTTTATACAATTTACGGCCAGGTTCTAAATAGCTTCTACCATAAGGTAAATAATTAGTATCTGATAATAAACGAAAATGAGCCATTTCATAATTATCAAAGTAAATAGATGAAGGGCTATCTGTATTTGGAACACCATAGTATCCTGTAGTAACACCTGCTAAACCATTTATGTCATATCTAAATCTTACTGATGCTGGATTTTCTCTGTCAAATGCTTCTTGTCTTTCAATATGATAAGCTGAATATGGGATGATATTATATACACCATATTTATCTGCAATTTCTAGTTTTAAGAAAAAGTCACCATATTTACACATTTGGCGAATCCAAGACCATAAATTAAATTCAATATTTAATACATCATAGAATAAATTATATAATATTTTTTGAATATCCTCGTCACTTGATTTAATATGAAGTACTTCTCCGTTTTCATTTTTAAGTGTACTTTCATCAGAAATGATATCTAAAGCTGAAGCTATAATAGCGTCACCATCCATTACATCATACTCAGAATATAATTGAGTACGTAATGTTTGATAGTTAAAATTTTGCTGTTGACCATATAATGAAGTAGGACTAGTAGTATAAATTCTTTTGAATCTATCTACTAATGAATTAGTTTCTATCTCTCCGGATTTTTGGATATTGTTAACATCGACAACTCGTAGTTGATCTCCGCCTGTGTTTCTAATAACGACATCTGTTGAGAATAATCGTTTTAATCTAGTAAATATGTTTGTCTCTGCCATTGTGTTTATAAATATATTATAGTAACCATTTAGTACTTTCTTGACTTCCGTTTACATCCATTGTCCAATCGTTTCCGTATGGATTTGCTGATGAATATGCACCTCCGTTAAATTGTGTTTTAGTAAAGCTATTAATTGTTGCTTTAGCCATTTCACTTCCTTGTAAATTTGATTTTAAAGCTGTATCTCTTACATACATTCCAATACCAAAACTCATTATTAAATCATCGTTATATCCTGATTGAGCTTCTGGTCTTCCATTCTTCCAAATAAAGACTTTCATTTCCTCAATTAATCGTTTAGATTGTATGATAACACTTTTGTCTCCTATATACTCTCTAAACTTGTTTATAACCATTGGTCGTGTTTTTAATGAATTAGTAAAACCAGCTGTTAAGTTGCTGTTGTCACTATACTTATCAAAATACGTAGAAGCATCTGCTTTATCACTCTTAGATGAAAAGTACATGTTTTTGTATCCTCTATCCAATATTGTTTGTATTGTTGACCAACCTATATTAGCGTTTTCAACTACTAATAATGCTTCATTATATTCTGTTGCTATACCTACTAATAAATGTCCAAACTCAGTTGTACTAAGTTGACCTTTATATTCACCTACTTGTGTGTTAGTTTCTATGTCTATAATATGAAACGCAGAATAATCCTTAGAATCTCCACGAGCAACGTCAGCTACAACCATGTAAGAACGACTATAATCAACCGGTTCCCATATCCATAAGTTTTTATCAGCACCACGTCTTTCTATAGGTTCCTTCATATATGTTTTTTCATAAAACTCTATATATTCTGGAAAGAATACTGTATCTCCTGATGTTGCAAAATCACAATCACATTCTTGGGCTGCTAATCTAGGATCACCTAATAATTCATCTTGTAATTTTCTCCATTCTTCATTTCTTTCAGGATGGACATACCAAGGTAATTTTATAGGTAAAAATTTATTCGGATTATTACTGGTATCAGCTTCTGCTTTTACCCATGTTTGATGAAACCAATTTCCTGTTCCGTATGGAGTAGATAAAACTATAGCTCCACCACCAGTTGCTAATGTTTGTTGAGCAGAAGCCCAAATCTCACCTATATTATCAATAAAAGCTGCCTCATCGACTAATAGTAAAGATACAGCTTCGGATCTACCTGCGTCACCTGCTGCTGAAACTGCTTTAATTTGAGAACCATTTGATAGTCTTAAACTTAATTTATTATTTTCATCTGCTGGTATCTTAAGCCATGCTGGTAAGTTATCATACATAAATCTTACTTTTGTAACCATGTTTTTTGCAGTTTCTTGTTTTGTTGCTAAACATAGTACATTTTTATCTTTATGAAATAACATTAACCATAATGAATAACCAGCTGCTAATGTAGATATACCTAACTGACGAGATTTAAGAACAATAGAATATGGATTTTCTTTCCATAAATTAAGAACCTTACCCTGAAATGGATATAGGTTAAACATTATTCTACCACGTTGAGGATGTTGTATAAAACAATACTTTTTCATGAAATGGTCTGGTGATTGAAGACATTTCAAGTATTCTTCTTTGATTATTTGTTTGTAATCAGGCATTTATTTTCCTATTTTCCAATACATTCTTATAGATAATGAGGGTTGAAGATTTTGATTAACTTCCAATCCTAATCCAAATGCTTGGTTAGTTTTAGTCTTATATAATAATTCAGGTCCTAGGCTTATGTTAGCTCCAGCTTTAATTCCTAAACCATAATATAATTGTGACTTATTTATAACTGTTTCTTTAGTAATAGTAATTGTAGGATATATTATTTTATAGTCTACAATACGAGATAATATTTGATTCTTTGTAATAGAATCATTCATAACAATTGTAACACTATCTGTACTTATAGTATCACTATACGCGTATATTGCGTAGTAATCTTTAAGTATAGCGATAGTATCTATTGGAACAGTAAAGGTATCGATATCAATTTCAGTACGTGTTTTCCATTTAGGAATATAAACGGGAGTTGTTTTATTTATTGTATCCCATTTAATTTCTGTTTTAATAGTAGTTTCAGTTACTACATCATTTTTATTACAAGCCCTTTGTAGTAGCAAAGCTACTACAAGGACTATTATAATAATGTATTCAAATTTAAATTTCATGATTATGATATAACATTGCTAACTAAATCTTTAACGTTTATTCCTCTTGATTTGAATAATTTTATGATTTCTGGTTTAGCTATAATTTGTTTTAATACTGCCATATCTAATGATTTAGATCTTTGTGACATAGGCATTTTTTCTAATTTAGTGGCTTTCGCAATAATAGCTTTATTTAACTTTTCAAATTTTGCTTTTTCATCACTACCTAATTTTTCAGCTCCTACATTACCAAATTCTTTTTCTGCTGCTACAACATCTTTATCTGATGGTGCTTCTTGTTCAAAATCACTTTCTTCACTATCATCAGTTGAAGATGGTTTTGGAGTTTTAGCTGGTTTTTCTGCTTTAGGCATTACTGATACTGATTTTTCTGCTTTAGGAGCAGCAGCTTTAGGTGCTTTTTCAACAAAATTTGCATCTGTTTTAGTAATACCTTTATCAGCTAAATCAGCCATTAATTTTCTAAATGGTGGATTATTAAATGTTGCAGGATCTTTTTTAAGATCTTTAGCTAAATCAGCTATTGATAATTCACCGTTATCTAATAAGTACTGTAATGCTAATTTAGTATTACCTTTAGCAGCATCAATAACTTTTTGTAAATTTGATTTTTCAGCAGGTACTAAATTATAAATTACTTTAGCACGAGCCATTTCATCTAATTCTTCTTCTTCTAATGTTACTGAATCTAAATTTTTATCTAAAGTCTTTAATGCTGATTTTTTAGCATCAGAAGAAAGAGTAGATGTTTTTGGATTTTTAATAAATTCATCTTTAGAATCTTTACCAACATATGTTTCTTCTTTTATAACATTTTGAATTTCTTCTCTAATAATCTTAAGTAATGTTGTGTGTTTCATGTTTAATGTTTATGTATAAATATTATAAACTTATTGACTGTAATATTTTAGCACATCTTTCCTCAGTAGAACCAGATAATTCTACTACTTTAATTGGTGGGTATTCTTTTAACATTGCTTTAATAACAGCATCAATTTTCATTCTATAATCAGGATCTGTTGTTCTAATACCATTATCTTCAATTTCTACACCTTCAGGTGATACATAAAATATTATATCATACTTATCAGTCAATAACATTCCTGTTTTAACTAGTGTTTCTTTATTATGCCATACTATAGACTTAGAACTAAAAGTAAATGCACATACGTCATATATTGTTCTATCTGATATAATATTTTCATTCATTAGTTCAGCAGCCCTTTCAGCCATGAATACAAACTGTCCTAATAATGTAGAATCAGTGTTTAATGGAATACCTAAATCATTTAAGTATTTACTACGTTCAGTAGCAAATTTATAATCTTTAAATTGCTCCATTTCTTTTAGAGCATTTACTAATGTAGTCTTTCCTACACTCATTGTTCCTGCAAAACCTATTCTCATATTATGTTCTTGATTTAATTGCTGAATTTTTATAAAACGGTAAACCTGTTAATTGTTTTTTACGTTCTTTCCACTCTTTCTCAGTGAATTTAATACCGTATAAATAATATTCACGTTTTTTATTGTTACCTTCAGGTATTAATGCTGGTCCTTCCCAGTTATGGATTTTTCCATCCCATATATGCATTACAGTACCATCGGCTTTAGTTAATTTTCTTGATTGAGGGAAAGGTGTTTTTGTCATGTATATAATATAACATCCTTTCCCCTAATAGCCAAACTAGCCTATATGTTTTGTATGTAGATACGAAAATCTTGTAATACAGTTTTTGATTTAGTTTGTGCTTTGTTTATAGCTTCAGTCAATACTGATTCTAAATCAAATTCAGATTCTGTAATTAAGTTTTTGTTAAATTTAGTTAATGTGTTTTCAGCGATGATTAAAAATTCATCATCGTCACCGTAATCCTCAGCATCATTTAAATATAATTTAATATATTCTTCTAGTTGCTTTTTTGAATTCTTCATAAATTATTGTTTTTATTAGTTTAATAGTTTCTGTTACTTTTTGTACTTGTGAATTTAACCATTTTAAACGCTCACCAAATCGTTTACCTTCCATTGGTTTTTGAATATGATCTTCAGGAATATATTTAAGTAAAGGTTTCATATATTCAGAACCTGTTAAAAATATAAAATTATCTTTCTCAGGAGAAATGCCTTTAGACTTCATTTGTTTGAATGTTTCTTCACCCCATGCTTCTTTTTCATCTTTAGGCATTTCCTTAAGTGTTTTTTCGTATGGAGCCAATTCTTTATCAAGAGGTACTAAGTGATGCTTAGCAGATAATATAAACATTTTATCTGGTTTTAATGACTTACCATACTCTAACGTTTTATTAAACATTGGTGACGCGGAGTATAGTTCCTGTGCGGGAGCTGAATGGTCAAGTTTTGATTTAGTGCAACTTAAGAGTACAATTGTAGACATATTATTTTGTCAATAAATATTCAGCAACATATATTCCATGCGCTCCTGATACAGTAATTCCTCTTGCTGATAATGCGTCACCTACAAAATATACATTTGGATATTGATTTAATGATAGATT